GGTTCCTCTGTTTTTCCTGCATCTGCGAGCGAAATGAGTTCCCATTCCGCTAACAAGTTTGCAATCGTGTTTCTTCTTGCTTTGTCGTTTTCAGAAAAGTTGGATGCTTTTCCGTCAAGTGCAAATAATTCTTTGAAATGAACTATGTAATACTTACCCTGCTTGTGCAGAATATGACATGACTGAAATAAAGTTTTGTCTTTTCTTGATGCGATGCCGATGCGTGTGAGGGTTTCTCTGACTTTGAGAAAATCATCAGCCTCTTTCAATCTCACTTCAATCATGGAATCAATGATGTTTTCACTCATTTTTTCCCTTTCAAACCACCTTTATCAGAATGTTTTCTTAATATATCCAGTTGCGAATCATTGAGAAGTGTAGCATAATCTCTCGCTTTCGCATAACTGCATTTATAATAATCTTTTATCAATTCAAGAACTTCATTGTTCTCTCTTTTCAACCATTTACTGTATCGTTTCTTTGGTCTAATACTATTTAGAAAAAAGTCAAACTGAAGTTTTGAATCAAGGTGATTGTATTCATTCATGAGATTTGCATAAAGAACCATGTCATGACTGAAACTCAACGCACGATTTACAATGAAAGGTTTGTATTCCTTCTCAAGTTCTGGATTCTCATCGATGAGATTCTGTTTACCATGCTCAATCTGTTTAGTGAAATCAAATGGACTCATGACATAAACTCCGAAAGAGATGAACGAACTTTGGTCTTGTTGAGTTCACTATGAAACGCTTCGTGTTTCTTCATGGAATGTTTAGAACCATCGTATCCTTCTAAATATTTTTCCATCTTCTTTCGTATCTCATCGTTTGGAATAAACAAACGAGTGTGACGAGAGCGTGGGTCATCTTTGAGGCCGAACTGCAAACACCATCTGCGAATCGTTTCCCAAGAATTACCACCCTGAGCATCCACCATGATTGGATGAGTTTGATACAGAAAATCTTTCTTGTATTCCAAGTCATTGAGAATAAAATACAACCAAGGTTTGCAGAAAGAACCTTCTTTGTTTTCCTTGGTCACATTCCAACTGTTTTCCATAGCATTCACCAAGTTCCCACGAAACACTTCATCGTGTTTGGGGATTTGATGAGAGAAGTTGTCTGGGAGATTTTGTAGTTTGTGTTGAAAATCATCCTTCGTTTTGAAGTAAAGAGGATAATTGTCTCCCAGAACTTCTCTCATCATCGGAGAATCGTAAACAAGAGTTGGAGTTCCTGCAAGGATTGGGTCTTGAACTGAAAGATTCCAAGTTGCATACCCTTTTATCCACGCAACCGAAGCATAAGAGTTTCGCAGGAAATCAGAATAGAGTTCGTAAGAACCAAGGAGTGAATCTGGAACACCTTCATACGCATACTTGAACCTTCCTGGCTCAAATACTGACTCTTCGTTAGAATCATTCTCTTCCAATTCTTCCAAAGAAGCATTCTCAACTGGCGAATATCCAGACAATGGTTTCTTCACCTTTGCATCAGTCACAAATACTTGATACTCATCTGGAAGTCCTTGCATCATCTTGTGAAAACTTCTTGCACCAGTTGTTTCGTTCCAACGATGATTGAATGCAATCGCTTTGATTCCATCTGGAGCATTCCAGTATTCACCATTTGTCATTGGAAGTTCACGAGCTTTGAGAGGCATCTTTCCAATCTTACTCATGAGTGTGTTCTCATCTGGAACAAGAACATGAGGTTTCTTCTCAAAGTTAGAAAGAAGATACTTCGTGCTAGCATCAGAGTGAAAGAAGATTTTACTGCACCTGTCAATCGCTTCAAACTGACGAAAGAATGTTGGTGGAAAGGCTGGTGCAGGACTTGATGCATTACAATCAACCCAATGAAAGAAGCACATGGAATCGGTGTTATTCATACCATATCGCAACGATAACAGATTCCACAAAACATTTGTAAGTATCTCTGGTTGATGACAGAAGACAAAATCAATGTCAATAGATGAAGTGTGAAGTGTCACAAACTCACCAGGGCGAAACTCCACTTTCTGTCTACCAGAAAAGATACGACAAAATGTTTTACCATCAAAGTTAGCACGATTCTGCATCACGGATTGTGGATACGGAAACGGAATGATGGTGACATTATCCATAGAATACAAAGGGTCTGAAGGAGACAATGTATTCAGTTCAGGAATCAAGATATAATGATGACAAATAGGCAGAAAGTGAACTGTATCCATCATCACTTTCCAATTTGAGCATCTCTCTACTTCATACTTGCGACCTTTCCAACGAACAGGAGAAGCCACGTGTAGAATACGTTTACCAAAGATTGAAACACCAGAATAATCTTTGTGAAATTGTGTCATTTCCATCATACGAACTCACATTCTGCCATCAATTCAACAAGACAGGCGACAAGGTTAATCTCTTGGTCTGCAACAAAAGCAGATTTATACTGATACTCTGCAATTGTCAGAACCGCTTGTGGAATGGAACCTTTATCCACTACATTATATAGCTCATCGTAGATTTTACGATAGACAGTTGCAGGGTCATTATCTACGTTTGCAACAACCCACTGTCTCATCTTGGAAAAGTTTTTCTCACGCAACGAATCTATCAACTCCTTGAGATTCATTTCCTTGATGTTTGCAAGAACACCAGAATTGATTTCACCAGAAGTTGAGTATCTTTGCAACTCGTTTAGCACTCTGCGAAAATCTGGAAAGTGCTTGAGAACAAGTTTTGCAATTACCTCTTTATCATAATCAATAGATTCATCCGTAAGAATACCTTCCACTCTTTTCATGAAACGAGCTGCGATGACTTGTTTCTCTCCATTTTTCAAAGAGAAGTCAATCACAGCACAACGAGAATGAATCGGTTCTATGATACGATTTTTGTAATTACAAGTGAAGATAAAAGAACAGTTATCCGCAAATCGTTCTGTGAAGTTTCTCATCGCTGGTTGAACAGAGTCAGCATTCATGTAATCCGCTTCGTCTATGATTACAACCTTGCGACTACCAGACAATGAAATGGTAGAACAGAATTGTGTCAACTTTGTTCTGAGAGTGTCAATCATTCTACCTTCATCAGAACCATTGATGATAAGATAGTCCGCTTGTGTCTCGTTACAAATCGCACGAGCAGCAGTTGTTTTACCAATACCAGATGTTCCAGTAAACATCATGTTTGGTATTTTGTTTTGACTGACTACATCACGTAAAGTTTTTTTGATTGATTCGGGAAGAATACAATCTTCAATAGTTCTCGGCCGATATTTCTCGACCCATAACAAAGATTCTGACATGATTACCCTTCATATGTGGAGTTCTGCTCGAGAGCAATCCAATATTCAAGGGAATCCGATTTTCTTTTGAAGTGTGATATTCTTTTAGAAGAGAGTTCTATATCGTAACTACCTTCCATGACTTTGTTGAGGTTTTCTGTTTTGAAAACCATTCTGAATGTTTTGTCAGTCACTCCAACTTTGATGGAGAATATATCAGAACTGACATTACCAGTATCAGAAACGACCAGACGAATTGCTGTGCCATCGCCTTCTACCACTATCTCTGGTAAACCAAGAGTATTGGCAGCATTGACAACTTGTTTGAAGTCATCTGTCTCAAGTGTAAAACTAATTTCCGCCATTGGAAAACTTATATCTTTATCGGGTGGTGTTTGGAACATGGAACTACTTCCACAATACCGATACTCAGCGTATCTTTTACCATCAGAAATCTTTACTGAATTTTCACCGAATTCAAGTTCAGGGTCATCAAATAGATTGATTGTTCCAAGAAAACGATTCAACTCATAGATTGGAAAGTTCCTTGGGAAGTTCTCTGTAATCTTGACAGAGGCTAGAATTGTGTTCAAGGGAGATACAGTTTTGAGCGTATCACCTTCACGAAATTCTAAACTTTGATTGATTGTTGCGTAGTTCTTGAGGAACGTTACTGTACTTTCACTTAATTTCATTGCTATCTCCAATTAGATTATCATGTATGAATAACATTATTATGACATAGTGTGCGATCTTTGTCAAGTCCTTTCTGTTACGACCAGCTTTCTTTCCGTAACGTTGTGCATATTTGATAATGTTGCCAATGCAGAACCCCTCCCCATGTCCTGCATCAGCGATGAATTCAGTTGATTGTACTCTGTTTTGAGCATAATGAGCTGTGTAGGTAGAATCTATGTGATTCTTCAATTCTTGAATATACAGATCCTCATCAAATGCATATTCAATTTTTCTTTCGTTTGTTCTTTCTTCTTCGCTTTTCATAATTTTTCACTCTAGTTTCATTATCCATTCCATGTGATGCAAATTCAAGTTTTGCAAGGCTTCCCATTGAACCATTGAAGACATACGAACCAGTATGTGCCAATCTCATCCAAGGGCAAAGATAGATTTTGTAACCTATCTTACGAACAAATTGACAGAAGAAATAATCTTCTGACAAGTATCTGTCACTTTCATCAGAAACGTCACCAAGATATTGTTTTGAATCAATGACAGTATCAAAATAAGCATGAATATATCGGTCACCAGTAAAATGTTCTGAACGATTGTGGTCTGGTTTGTAAGTGAATTGAGGAAACGCTTCACGAAAATCGTCAAACACT